CGCCATGAATCTCCGACTGCAGAACGAGTCGGCATTTTTTGCCGAGTACCAGAATGAGCCGCTGCCCGAGGTGGAGGTGGCCGACGACCTCCTGAGCGCCGACCAGATCGCAGCGAAGGTGAACGGACATGCCCGCGGGCTTGTCCCACTCGGGTGCTCGCACTTGACGATGTTCGTGGATGTGCAGGGCAAGGCACTGTTCTACCTCGTGGCCGCCTGGGAAGACGACTTCACGGGGCACATCATCGACTATGGCACCGAGCCGGACCAGAAGCAGGGGTACTTCACGCTTCGGGATGTGCGCCGGACGCTTGGCGCGGCGTCGCCCCGCGCCGGTGTCGAGGGCGCGATCTACGGCGGCCTGGAGCGTCTCATCGAGGCGACGGTTGCTCGCGAGTGGCGGCGCGATGATGGCGCGATGGTGCGGATCGACCGATGCCTGATCGACGCCAACTGGGGTTCGTCGACGGACGTGGTCTATCAGTTCTGTCGCCAGAGCCCGCACGCGAGCGTGCTCACGCCCAGCCACGGACGATATGTCGGTGCGAGCAGCCTCCCGTTCAGCGACTACAAGCGGAAGCGCGGCGAGCGGGTCGGGCTGAACTGGCGCGTGCCGATCGTGAGCGGCAAACGAGCGGTGCGACACGTCCTGTTCGACACGAACTACTGGAAGAGCTTTGTGCACGCGCGTCTCGCGGTGCCCATGGGCGATCCCGGAGGTCTCTCGTTGTTCGGCCAGAAACCCGAGACACACCGCCTGTTGTCGGAGCACCTCACCAGCGAGTACCGCGTGCGGACGGAGGGCCGGGGCCGCACCGTGGACGAATGGAAGCTGCGGGCCGAAGGGCTCGACAACCACTGGCTCGACGGTCTCGTCGGCGCGGCGGTGGCCGCGTCCATGCAGGGTGCGGTGCTCTTTGGCACTGATGCCCGAGTGCCAAACCGGCCGCGCATTCGACTGTCGGCCATCCGAGGAGACCGTCGCTGATGCCACGCGTGCGGCGAGTCGTCCCGACGGAGAAGGACCAGCCCCTTGGGCTGGTGTGTCGTGGCTGTGGATGCCAGCACTTCCGAGTGCTCTACCTCAAGCGGATTGCCGGTGCGATCGTGCGCCGGCGGGAGTGCCGGCACTGCGGGCGGCGTGTCTCGACCAGGGAAGCCCAGGCGTAGCCCGTTCGATCTATCGAATGACTTGACCCCAGCACTGCGCAAAGCGGACAGCGGCTCCAGCGACGGCGTATGTAGCCGGGAGACGTCTCGTCGTTTCGAGACGAGGAGACCGATGTGCCCGACGCCCCACCATCTCCGGATCCCGACCAGGCCCTCCGCGACGCCGCGTCGCAGCCCGCGAAGGCGTCCGTGGATGGTCAGTCCGTCGAGCAGCACCCGCTGAAGGACCAGATCGAGGCCGACCGCTACCTCGCGTCCAAGGCCGCCGCGAGGAAGCCCGGCCTCGGCATCAAGTTCGCCAAGATCGTCCCCCCCGGTTCCGTCTGACCCGATCCCACGCCCATGCTGAACGCCATTGCCAACATCATGAGCCGGGTCGGTCGCGGGACGCAGACTGCCTCTCCCTCCCCGGCGGCGTCGCGTGCTCCGCACGGAGGCGGATCGCGCGGCTGCCGTCGTTTGGTTGTCGCCAAGTTCGACTCGGCCAAGACCACCCCGGAGAATCGCAAGCACTGGGCGAATGCGGACGGCCTCTCTCCCAACGCTGCCATCAACCCCGAGGTCCGTCGCGTCCTCCGCAACCGCGCCCGCTACGAGGTCGCCAACAACTCCTACGCCAAGGGCATCGTCCTTACGCTCGCCAACGACACCATCGGCACCGGTCCCCGGCTGCAGATGCTCACCGGCGACGTCGAGGCCAACGCCCGCATCGAGGACGCGTTCGAGCAGTGGTCGCGGGCGGTCGACCTCCCCGGAAAGCTCCGCACCATGCGGCTGGCCCGGGCAGAGAGCGGTGAGGCGTTTGCGCTTCTGATCAACAACCCCGGCATCGCGTCGGCGGGATCGCCCGTGTCGCTTGATCTCAAGCTCATCGAAGCGGACCAGGTCTGCACGCCCTTGCTTCGCCGCGGGCGCAACGACGAGATCGACGGCATCGCTCTGGATCAGTGGGGCAACCCCTCCGCGTACCGTGTGCTCAAGCGTCACCCCGGTGACAGCGGCGTGTTCCGCACGCCCATCGACGACGTCACGGCCTACGACACGTTTCCGGCATCTTCGGTCGTGCACTACTTCCGCGCGGACCGGCCGGGCCAACTCCGCGGCATCCCTGACATCACGCCGGCGCTCCCGCTGTTCGCGCAGCTCCGCCGGTACACATTGGCGACGATCGCGGCCGCTGAGACCGCCGCCAACTTCGCCGCCGTCATCTACACCGACAGCCCCGCCAACGGCGAGGCCGATCCGCTTGAGCCGATGGACGAGGTCGAACTCGAGCAGCGACTCGCCACGGTGCTTCCGGGCGGATGGAAGCTCGGCCAGGTCCATGCCGAGCAGCCGACGACCACGTTCGGCGAGTTCAAGCGCGAGATCCTCAACGAGATCGCCCGCTGCCTGAACATGCCGTTCAACGTCGCGGCTGGCAACTCCTCGGGGTACAACTACGCCAGCGGTCGCCTCGACCATCAGGTGTACTACAAGAGCATCCGCGTCGAGCAGCACCACTTGCAGCTCGCCGTGCTCGATCGCATCCTGAAGGCGTGGCTCAACGAGGCGGTGCTTGTCGAGGGTCTGCTCCCGCAGTCCCTGCGGACCATCGCCGCAACGCTCCCGGAGCACGCGTGGTTCTGGGATGGCGTCGAGCACGTTGATCCCGCCAAAGAGGCCAACGCTCAGGCCACCCGGCTGGCCAACCACACGACCACGCTCGCCGCGGAGTTTGCCCGGCAAGGCCGCGACTGGGAGCAGGAACTCCGCCAGCGTGCCAAAGAGCTCTCGCTCATGAATGAGCTCGGCCTCGCCCTCGCGACCGCGCAGATCGCTGCGCCGGCACCGAATTCGCCCGCCGAGGACCCCGATCCCGAAGACCAAGTTGATGAGGAGACCGCCAGTGCCAGTCACCGCTGAATCCGCAAAGATCCTGCCAGCCCTCACGCTGACCGCAACGGCCGATATCTCGTTCACCGCTGCTGCGGAAGGTCAGAGTGCGCCGCTGCCACGCTTCAAGATGGTCGCGTACACCGGCGGAGCCATGCGCGTCGCGGGTTGGCGGCACCCGGTCGTGATTGATCTCGCAGGACTGGCCGTTCCCTCGCAGGCACGCCCCATCCGCTTCGGGCACGACCCGCTCTCGGGCGTCGGTCACACCGATGCCATCCGCGTCGAGGCTGGGCAACTCGTCGCCACCGGCGTGATCTCGCGTGACACGAGCGCGGCCAAGGAAGTCGTCGCGTCCTCACGGAACGGCTTCCCCTGGCAGGCCTCCGTCGGCGCGAGCGTCGAGGAGTTCGAGTTCATCAAGGACAACCAGAAGGCGACGGTCAACGGCCAGGAACTCACCGGCCCGGTCAACGTCGTCCGCAAGGCCACGCTCGGCGAGATCAGTTTCGTGGATCTCGGCGCAGACGGCCGCACCAGCGCGAGCATCGCCGCGCGTCAGAACAAGGAGCCCAGCGTCATGGCCGACGACCCCACGACTTCCAATCCCACCCCGTCCCCAATCATCGCCACCGAGCAGACGCCGGAGCAGGTGCGAGCTGCAGCCCTTGCTGAGACGGCCCGCATCGCCGCCGTCCGCAAGGTCTGCGGCGGCAAGCACAGCGAGATCGAAGTTCAGGCCATCCGCGACAACTGGGATGCCACGCGCACCGAGCTCGAGGTCCTCCGCGCCAGCCGCCCCAAGGCCCCGGCCATTCACGCTCCGGACAACAGCGTCACCAGCGAAGTGCTGGAGGCCGCGTGCTTCCAGAGCGCCAAGCTCGAAGGCATCGAGAAGGTCTGCTCCACGCAGGCAATCGAGATCGCCGCCAAGCGGTTCCAGGGCGGGCTGGGACTGCAGGAACTCCTCTTCGAGGCCGCGATCGCCAACGGCTACACCGGCCGCACGTTCCGCGACAGCCGCCGCGTCCTCGAGGCCGCGTTCGGACGCGGCATCGAGGCGGGCATGACCACCATCGATGTGGGTGGCATCCTCTCCAACGTCGCCAACAAGTTCCTGCTCGAGGGCTTCTTCAGCGTCGAGCGCGTGTGGCGGAGCATCTGCGCCGTCCGCAACGTCAGCGACTTCAAGACCGTCACCAGCTACCGCCTGGTCGGCAAGGACCAGTACGAGCAGGTCGCCCCCGGCGGCGAGCTCAAGCAGGGCACGCTCGGCGAGGAGACCTACACCAACAAGGCCGACACCTACGGCCTGATGCTCTCGATCGACCGCCGCGACATCATCAACGACGACCTCGGCGCGATCACAACGGTCCCACGCAAGCTCGGTCGTGGCTCGGGCCTGAAGATCAACGACGTCTTCTGGACGGCGTTCATGAACAACGCCGCGTTCTTCAGCGCCGGCAACAAGAACTTCGTCTCGGGCGCGGACACCGCGCTCGGCATCGACGGCCTCACCAAGGGCGAGGTCGCCTTCATGGACCTCGTGGACTCCGACGGCAAGCCCACGGGCGTGATGCCCGCGATCCTGCTGGTGCCGACGGCGCTCTCGGCGATGGGCACGCAGCTCTACAAGAGCGTCGAGCTCCGGGACACGACCGCGAACACCAAGTTCCCCGTCGCCAACCCGCACCAGGGCAAGTTCCGCATCGAGGTCAGCCGGTACCTCTCCAACGCCCTCTACACCGGCAACTCGGCCAAGGCGTGGTACCTCCTCGCGGACCCCAGCGACCTCCCGGTCATCGAGATGGCGTTCCTCAACGGCCAGGAAGCGCCGACGGTCGAGACCTCGGACGCGGACTTCAACATGCTCGGCATCCGGATGCGTGGGTACCACGACTTCGGCGTCAACCTGCAGGACCCGCGTGGCGGCGTCAAGAGCAAGGGCGAGGTGTAAGCCATGCCCGTGCAGGGAAGCACAGGCGCTGGGGGGCTCGGCGAAGAGCTCCCCAGCGAACTCGGAAGCGGCATCGATCAGCAATCGGGCATCGACACCGATGGCCCACCAATAGATGGAGGTTCAGGAATGGCTTCAGGACCAGCAAAGTTCGTTCAGGAAGGCGGCTCGATCGACTACACCCCCGGCGCTGACGTGCTCGTCGGCGCGGTGGTCGTGCAGGCCGACCTCATCGGCGTCACGCAGGCACCGATCAAGGCGGGCCAGTTGGGATCGCTCGCCGTCACCGGCGTCTTCGATTTCAACAAGGCGGTTGGCGGTGGCAGCGCCATCCCCGCGGGCACGCTCACGTACTGGGATGCGGCCGCTCAGAACGCCACCAAGAACGCGGCCGCCGGCGCAAACAAGCTGATCGGCAAGGCGGTGAAGGCCACCGTCGACGCCGACACCGTCGTTCGCGTGCGGTTGCAGCAATAAGGAGCATCTGTGGGCGACCTGCTCGATCTCGGCGCGGCATTCCTCGATGCCAAGCGTCATCAGCACCTCTCACGCCCGGTCCTCTACCGGCGTGGCACGGACGAGAAGGAAGTTCACGCCACCGTCGGCAAGACCGAGTTCGAGCAGGCTGACGACGCGGGGCTCATCCACCGCGTGGAGTCGCGGGACTTCCTCGTGCGGACGACGGACTTGGATCTGGGCGCTGGCCCGATCCTCCCGCGGGCGGGCGACCAAGTGCGTGAGACGACTGGGACAAACGTGTTCGTGTACGAGGTCAACGCCCCTGGTGGACAACCGCCCTGGCGCTACAGCGACCCGTACCGCAGGGTTCTTCGGATTCACACCAAGCACATCGGCACGGAGACGTGATGGCAGACTCAGGCAACAACTCCAACGGACAGAACGGCAGTGCTCGTTGGGCCGGCGTGGTCGTCACGGTCGTGCTCGCGGCGGGCGCGATGACCGTCCAATGGGGCGTGGTCACCACCAAGCTCCAGCAGGTGGAGAAGCGGCTCGACGAGTTCATCGGCGAGGCCCACGCGATCCGGGCCCAGTACGCCGAGATGGAACGCAAGATCTGGTTCCTCGAAGGCAAGCTGTCCGGACTGACGTCCAACTCGCCGCGCCAGACGGTGCCAACCACGGGCTCCCCGGTGATCGGAGGTGGGCCGTGAGCACGATCGCCGCCCTCGCCGACGCCGTCGCGGCGCACGTGAGCGCCGGGTCCTACGGACAGCCCGTCACGGCCGTCCGGATGTACCAGCCCGCGTTCACGCTGGAGGATCTCAAGGACCTCCGCGTATCGGTGGTGCCGCGCACGGTGCAGATGTCGCCGGCGACTCGTGACAGCCTGGCGATCGAGTACGTCATCGACGTGGGCGTGCAGAAGAAGCTCCCGGCCGAAGGGGCGGACGCGGCGATCGATGAGATGCTCGTGCTGGTCGAGGCGATCGCGGATCACCTGCGGTTCAAACGGCTGGAGGACTTCCCCGAAGCGGCGTGGGTCGGGATCAGCAACGAGCCGGTAGTGTCGAGCGAAGCGCTCGAGCAGCACCGGGTGTTCACGAGCGTCCTGAGCGTCACCTACCGGGAGCGGAGATAGCCATGCGCAACACGATCATCTTCGGCGTGGCGATGACCGACGAGCTCAAGCCGCTGGCGACGCAGAAGACCATCGCCACCTTCACGCTCACCGCGTCGCACAAGAACACGCAGGACCTGCTGCTCTCGGACGGGAAGACCGACCCCATCGAGGTCGCCCCGGGCACGCAGTACCACTTCGAGCGGGTGAACCTGGCGGACATTCTGGTCAAGAGCAAGGGCGGCGAGATGGTCTTTGTGGTCGGCCACAGCGCCGAGTGAAAGGAGTCAGCGATGGCAATCAAGCTCGGCATGGAAGCCGCCCTCAAGTACAAGACGGGCGGCCAGGCAGGCGCAGGCGCGTGGACGGCGCTCGGCAACACGCGCGACGTGACGCTGAACCTCGAGGCAGGCGAGGCGGATGTGACCACGCGTGCCAACAGTGGCTGGCGGGCCACGGTCGCGACGCTCAAGGAAGCGAGCGTGGAGTTTGAGATGGTTTGGGACACCGGCGACGCCGGGTTCACCGCGATCAAGAACGCCTTCTTCAACAACGACCCCATCGGCCTGCAGATCCTCGACGATGCGGCCGGTCAGGGGCTGCAGGCGGACTTCTCGATCACCAACTTCAGCCGCAGCGAAGCCCTCGAAGAGGCCATCACGGTTTCGGTGACCGCGAAGGTCACGTACTCGGCGACGGCACCTTCATGGATCGGTTCGTAATCCCGGCGGCGAAGTCGGTGCAACAGGTGTTCAACGGCTGTTCAACCGCTGTGCAACCGGCACAGCGTCCCAACGGAGGCAAGGATGCGGCAGTTCAAGGACAACGCGGGTCGGACCTGGACGGTGGACATCAACGTCGCCACGCTCAAGCGCGTGCGCGGGCTCACGGGCGTCGACCTCATGCAGATCATCGAGGGGACGCTCATCGAGAAGTTCATCCGCGATCCCGTGCTCCTGTGCGACGTGGTGTACGCCGTGTGCAAGCCCGAGGCGGACTCGGCCAAAGTCTCCGACGAGGAGTTCGGCAAGGCGATGGCGGGAGACGCCATCGAGGCCGCGACGGGTGCGGTGCTGGATGAACTCATCAGTTTCTGCCCGAGCCCGAGGGACCGGGCCAACCTCGGGCGGGTGCTCCAGGCCACCAACCGCGTGCTGGACAAGGCCCGCGACCTGACGGAGAAGCGGATCGAGACGCTGACCAGCGAGAGCGAGTTGGACAGGCTCGTGAACCGGATGGCACCACCCATCCCCGAGCCGGAGACGCCTGGAAGTTCATCTACCAGTGCGCCGGAGCCCTCGGCCTCGACCCCGGGCCCCTGACGCTCCGCGAGCTGATGGCCATGCTCGACGGCCGCCAGCGCCAC